TGAGTGCCGGCAGCTGATCCCGCTGTGCGAGATACGCCAACTCGTCATCGGAGAAGCTTTTCTTCGAGAGATCGAATTCTCGACTCATTGATCAGCTCCTTCTTGGCGATGGTGTGGATGCCCGACTATGGAAGTCGAACAGCCGCCCAAGTTACGCCGGTTGTCACCGAGAATGCGAGGTTCACATTGCCAGACGCATCGTTGAATCTGGCCGGTGGGAATGGACCGATGACTCGCTCACCCGTAGTCGCCGGGACTGCTATGACTACGTCCGGGTTGAACGCAGTCGCAGCAGGGGGAGTTCCGGAGTTTGGGTCATCGACGGTTACGTTGGTGGGAGAACCACCTGTGTTCTTGACGATGAGTACGACACGCCCATCGTTCTGTTGGAGGATGTCTGTTGATGCCGCAGCATGGTACGTAGCTGCAATACCAGCAACAAGAGTTGCATCCGGGGTGTAAGTAGCCAAGGTATTGCTCCTTCCTGAGAGGTAGCCGGCCAGAGGGGATCGAGGCCCTCCGACCGACTACCTTACTCAGATCATGTCGGCTTAGACGTAAGCCGCCGGGATTGCGTACGTGCCGGAGGCCGTGATCTGCATGACCACACCTTCGCCGCGTTGACGGATGCCGGTGCCCATACCTTGACGGTAGAAGCTGTCCTGCAGCGGGTAGTCGGGCTGTGAACCCTTGACCAGCTGAAGACCCTTGCTGGACGGGTGCTCACGGATACCGATCGGATTCCGCAGGTGCTGGTCACCACCAGATGCCAAGGCAACGACATACCCAACGGGGATGTAGTCCTCCTCGACGATGATGAACGGCCCATAGGTACCGATAGAGGTGAGACCAGCCGCTGTATCACCTGGTCGTCCCACAATGCCCGAGTTCGCCGGCAAGAAGACTCCGCCGCCGATGGCCTGGGATGGGATGAAGGTGTAGATGGCGCTGTTAACTCCCGCCACGAACGTACGGATGACCTGCGACTCTGCACGGTTGCAGAGAAGAACAAGCTTGTATCCGTCGTTCAAACGGTAACCGTGGTGGTACAGGTGGTCCTCCAACTGGGCAAGGTCACCGGGATCGATGGTTGCCGCACCAGAAGTGAGGTAGTGGTTGTGGGTGTTGGTGAACGCAGTTCCCTTGTACGGCGGCGGAGTTGTGCCATCGTTGTTGTAGAACTTGTAGACGTTCACCGTGGTGCCGTTGGTCAGCGAAGCGGTGCTGTTGACGTTGTTGAAAACCGCCTTCATCACCTGGCTGAAAACCAACCGACGGGAAGCTTCGAGGGCAGTGGCGTTGAGTGCACGAACCTGCTCAGCGCTAGCGTCGATGAGGAACATCCACGTGTAACGAATCGCAAGGTCGTACCACTTGAACGGGAAGCCGACAACGAACGGCGTTCCGAGACGGACGCCCTTCGGCTCGCCGTATTCAGACGCCTCTTCGAAGTCTTCAGACGAGGGCTGGAGGACCTTCTCGGTGTTCGTAGTCACGTTATACGTGAGCATGTTGATGAGAGGATCCCGGCCCTTGTTCAGAAGCTGGATCGAAGCGTTGAATTCCCGCCACATGTCCTGAAGCGATGCTCCATCAGTGGTCTCGTAGAGAATGTCCGCTGCCTGGTTGAAACCCTTCTCGAAACCGAGAATGAGATTCAGGGCATGGTCATCTTCTTCGAAGCCAAGAATGGAACCGGCTTCCTGTCGCCACGCCTGAGCAACCATCTGCTCGAGCGGGGTCATGGTTTCGAGGAGGTTCATCGAGTCACCCCCACGATTAAGCGCGTCGCCTCGACCGTCTGTCCCACAACAATCTGGGTACCCGACGCAGCGGTGCTGGAAATGACACCAGTGGTGGTGTTGGCTGTGTACTTCGTACCGGCTGCGCCGGAGAACTCCACAATCTCACCATCCTTCATGATGTCAACGATGGCGCCTGCTGCAGCCGCATCTGGCTTGCAGAGAACGCCGACGATGCCGGTTACTCCCGCACCCACTACCACTTGACCAGAGCTGTTCAATCCCACACCCATCGGGGTAGTTTGACCAGCCCAGGCAGCAGCGAGCGGAGCGCGAAATCCGCCACCGACCGGATTGTACTTATCAATCCGAGCCATAGCCCGTGTTTCCTTCCTGTTAGGAGCCCCCCGTTATCGGAGAGCTGGGTACTTCTCCTTGAGCGCTTCTTCGCTCAAAGCGTCATCCTTCTTTCCCCGTCGTCCAACATTCCCACCAGTCTCGTCGACATCCCCATCAGCTTGGAGAAGGTATGGCTTCTTCTTAGCCAAAGCCTTTACCGCTGCTTCTACAGTTGCCTCGTTGACTTCAATATCGGCAGGATCGTCATCGTCCTGTTCGACCTCGATCGAGGAGCGGTTCACGTACATCAGAGCGTCGGCAAGGTCACGGAACTTCATCTGGGCGGCGAACCGAGTGATCTCGTTATCGACGACCGTTGTCCGAAGCTTGGTTGAAAGGGCCGTTACCGAACCCTTCGCCGCCTCAGCTTCTTTACGTGCCTTATCCGCTTCGCTGGCGTCCGCGTTCTCCGCGTCCTCCTGCACCTTCCGAAGCTTCTTGACCTCTTTCTCAAGCTTCTTCCGGTCCGCTCGTTCAGCCTGCAACGCCGACTTGAGACCTGCGGTAGGATCGGGCTTTTTCTCTTCGCCCTCTTCTTCCTCGTTCTCTTCGTCTTCGTTCTCTTCGTCTTCGTCTTCGTCACCCTCGTCATCATTGGGTGGCTCATCCTCGAAGCCGTAAAGAAATTCGTGCTGCAGGTACCAGGGAGTTACTTCACGCATCTCGCGCTTCCTTTGCAGTTTGGGGGCATCTCGCCCGATTGCCTACTAGATCACCTAGCAGATTTGGCCGGTGTAGCCTCAGTGCCTTTTGACTCATTCGGAGCCTTGGCATTGTTACTCTGGTTCACCGGGACTGGTTTGCCCGTCGCGTCAACGACCGAAGTCGGAGGCGGGGCTTGAATCTTCTGGATCGCTGCAAGTTCCTTGAGAATATCTTCCTCGATACCTGAAGGGAACTCGTAACCAAGCTTCTGCATCTCATCACGGTAGTACTTGCGAGAGATGACGTTGCGGTCGAGCATGTTGTTCAGCTCGTTGATCCGACGAACTGGGTCGAGCGGAAGTTTATCTCCCAGCTCAATTGTGATCTCACCCTCAGGAAGCTGTTCATTCTCGTAGATCCCATGCCAGATTTTCCAGTTCCAGAAGAACTGAGCCAGGATATCCTGAGCAGACAACTCCCGTTGTTCTGTCTTTGCGAGCGTGGGCAGAAATCTGATCGCAAGTGAGATACCAGACTGAGCAACCTGGACATCAATAGTCCCTGGCCGAAAAGCTCCATTCGACTCGTACAGAGAATCAGTAAGGAACTTGATGTGATCCTGTGTCGGCTTTACGGAGCCGAGACCCTCGACGCGCTTGAGGTATGCCCCCGAAGGTAACTCTACTACTTTACCGGGTGCAATCTCCCACTCTTCGTCATTGCCATCGGCATCAATTGGACCTGCCGCGTCGGTGGCATAGACACCCAACCCATCAAGAGCAAGGGCTAGTTCCTCGTCAGTGACGCTCTGGTTAATCGAGGTAAGTAGTCGCTCGTAACCTCGAAGTTCGGAGGATCCAAAGTCCTGACCTTGCCAATCCACATTCTTGAAGTGGAAGACTGGGATTGTATCGATGCCCTCTGGGAGTACTCGTGCTGGGCGAATCTGCTCAACCTTCTGAGCACGCTTGCGATTGTCCCAGTCGAGGGTCTTCCAGATTGCTTCCGAGGTCATGACGCGGCGACGTTGAGTGGCCTTGTCGATTACATACCAGTAATCCTGAATCCGTACGTTAACATCATTATCCGGCATGATGATCTGCTCGACAAGACGTATACCTAGAATCTTGTCGGGGTCATTATCGGATGTGATGGGGAAGTACGAAGCTGGATCAATGCTCTTCACTGAAAGCCGAGTACCCTCTGGTTTCCCAGGCTCAGCGATCAAGTGGAAGATGTAGTCGCCCCGGGTTACACCCGTAAGCTTATTGGTGTGGAAGAGGCTATAGAAACCCTCCCTCTTGAGGAACTTCTGTAGAGCAACCTGCGTTGCTGTATCCTTACTGCTGACCTGCAACCCCTTCATCAGGAAGTGGGCAGTTGAATCACAGATCTGCTTAGGATTCGGCACGTAGATCGGCAAAGCTTCGTCACCTCTCGTGACGAGCTTAAACGCCCGTGGGTAGTTCCAATACAGCTCATCGTACTTCGCGTACGAAGCAATCCTAGCCGAATCCATAGAGGGGACCCACGAGGGGAGCTCATCGATCAGGGGTAGGACTGTGCTGTAAGGAGTAAAAACTCCATTGTCTGAGGCCATCGTTACCTCTTGTGGCGAACGGTACGTTGACGGGCATTACGACTATCACCAACGATGTCAAAGTAACCCTTAACAAACCGACCTAGTGCTTCGGGTCCGTGGTTGTCTTTATCCATGGGCAACTCTGATTCGCTCTTGATGTCGCTCTTATGTTCTGGCCACCGATAACCTTCCCTCATTTCCCATGAGAGACTGGTGCAGCGCCGGTCAACGATGATGCCAGCTCGATGGTCCGGTATAGGAGCGTCGGGGTTCTGGATCTTTAGTCGCTGACGAATCATGCTCAGGCGTGTCTTCAGTTCGCCACCGGTGTTCTGTCGTGCCGGCTTATGAAGTACCCGCTGAAGTACTGCTGTGTCTTCCGGGCTAGCAGGGTCCGGATAAAAAGCCACGAGCTTATCCATAAAAGGATGATCCCTGAGTACATTCTGAGCAATGTCCTCAACATCCTTCTGACGGATGTAGTGTTCTTGGAGTACGTAGACTTGCCCGAAGGGGTCTACTTGAATCCAGAGCCATACAAAAGGGTTCGTGTAACCATAGTCAACTGCGGCATACACTGGCCAATCTGGATGGAACTTTAGGTCACGAAGATGAACATCATCATCCCATTCCTTCATGACAATTCCCACACGCTCGACGAATTCGCCGCCGTACTGTCGCCGGAATTCATCTTCAGTCAGGTCATCCTCCGCCTCGAGAAT